TAGTAAACCATGCTTCAATTTTAACATGGTTTTCATTTGCTGCGCTAGTGCCTTCAGAAACTGGTTTTTCTGCTTGTGCTTCAGCTGCTATTTCTTTTTTGTCCATAAAAGCCCCCGTGATTATGTGTTTGTTAAAATATTTACTGGAATTATCGCTATTCCTTGCCCGTCCAGCACGCCTTCAATGATTTCAATTCTGCCAGAGATCCAGCAGTGTGATACTATCCCGCCCAGCGTCTGTGTGTTAGTTACCTTGTCAGGATATAGGCAGTCGCGCACAGCCTGCACCATGTCGTTTATTTGCGTGCTGCACACGCCTTCTTGCGTGGGGGTGGTCACATACAGGTAAAGGTCACAAGTCAGCGTCTGCTTCGCATTATAACCTTCAAAATATTTGCTTGGTGCAATATCTTCACCAGTTTCATTTATAAACAGTGCTGGCATAGTGTCCCACGCCACTTGTGTGGGTTCTTCTAAACGCCTGCTGACATTCGGCAAGGAATTTTTGAGCCCAAGCCCAACAACTGTCTTCAGCTTCGTTTCCAGTGCGATATATGCAAGTTCTGCTTTGCTGGTCATGCTTGGTTTACCTTCCTAACAGCAGCTTGCAGCGTGTCTTTTATGTAGCCCCTGTTTTCGTCTTTGGAAGGCTTCATATAAGGGCGTGCAGCTGAATTTACAGTGCGAACGAAGGCACGGACATTTGCTGTGCCACCTGACGCTGTGCGCCTGATATGGGCTTTCACTTTTTCAGTGCCTCTATATCCATATTCCCAGCGTGCAGCATATTTCAGGGGTGCGTTACCACCTGAACGGCTGGCTATGTCACCAATAATGCGTGCTGGTTCGTCAATTACTATTCCTTTTATGGAACGTGATAGTGTGCCAGTGCGCCGATGCAAAACCTGTCCTGACAGCTTCTTTTCCTGAACATAGCGCACCAGTGTGAATGCTATTTTCTGCATTGCAGTTTTAATCTGTGGGCGCAGCCTGCCAACATAGCCGTCAAATTTAGCAACCAGCTTTTCAACTCCGATGTCTTCAATTTTTATGGTTATATCCTTCATGCAGTGTATGTCCTTTTACGCTGATTCAAGATGGTTTTAACCCATTTCGGCATATCTTCAGTGGAATAGGTGATTGTTTGCCCTCCCATGCTGCGTGAGGTTTCCCCGCCACGCTGACGGTCATTCAGCCAGTATTGAACTGTTCCACAGCACGCCTGCACCAGATCGTCAGGAATTGTTGTGTAGCCTGCTGTGTAGGTGACAGTGATATTTGCCCACCCGCGCGTGAAAATATAGCCATTCAAAACTATTGTGTTTTCAGAAAAAGAATAGCCTGTGCCAGTTACACTTGCAGCTGCTGGTATTGTTTGACCATTCACAGTCACAGAGGCAACAGCAGTTATGGGGTAATCAGGCAAAACAAGGGCATTTCCACCACTTCCGTCAAAGGTTTTTGTGTAAGCCTTACTTACAAAATCCCTGTTGCAGTAGCTTTCAATCGCCACGCTTGCTGATGTCAGCAGCTGCTGCAACAACGTGTCATTGCTGCTGCCGTTATTGATATAGGTTTTCAATATGGCAAGTGTGGTTAGATCGTATGGTGAAGCTGTCATTGCTTTGCCTTTCTGTGATTATGCAGCAGTTTTGTCAGCTTCAGCTTTTGCAGCAGCTGCTATTTCAGCTTGTTTTGCTTCCCATAATGGTGCGATAAGTTCCACCATCTTTTCAGCAGTCATGGTGTTGTTGATACTCGCGCCCAATTCAGCTTCTTTGTTGAACTTTACCAGTTCAGCTTTTGACAGCTTGTTCAGATCAAAAACATCATTGTTGTCAGCTTCAGCTTTTGCAGCAGGCTTCTTTTCTTCAACTTTTTCAGCTGGTGAAGTAGTAAACCCGTGTGCTTCAGTTAGAACATTAACAGCATTATCAGGCACGTCCACTGCGCCGTCTTTTACTGGATATTCTTTGCCGTCATAACCTACTGAAGAAATCTTTTGTGTGGTGTATAAAGTTGTTGGCATAAAAAACCTTCCTATGGTTGTTAATAAAAGGCATTATAACACAGCTTTACTTTCTCCGCGAATTAATCGTGAAATATGGGTTTGTGAAATCCCATATATTTCAGAAAGTCTTTGTTGTGATATAGCAGTTTCACTGTACTGTTTTAATATTTCTTTAGCAATAGCTTCAGTAACTTTTGACCCTCCATGATTTTTACCAAAATTACGACAATCACCAGATCGCCCCTTTTTTATCATGTCATGGATATTTTCCTTTTGCGTTGCTATTGATAAATGAGCAGGGTTACAGCACGCCCGATTATCACAAGAGTGCATGACTATTAAACCTTGCGGTATTTCGCCTTTGGTAAGTTTATAAGCTATTCTGTGTGCAGTTGTTCTTTCACTTTTATAATTCACAGTTCCGTAACCAGCTTTTGTTTTTGTAAATTGCCATTCCCAGCAATCATTATCACCTAATTTTTTAACACAATTCCAAAATTGCAATTCTCTTTTATCCATAAAAAATACCTCCCAAAGTTTCCCTTGAGAGGTATTTTAACCAAAGCCTGTTTGTTATGTCAACCAATAGCTAATTATCCGTTCGCTATATTCGTTATAATTCCAAAAGCAGGCGGGAAATAATTTTGAAGCACGCCGTCCATGTAAACGCCATATTCATATTTACGGCGGATTTGCGGATATTCTAGCTGGTAATAATCACGGCGCAGTTTCATTTTTAATGGTGCAGAAACATTCGGCAATTTGTAAGGAATCTTGCTGCTAGTGAATAGAATAGTGCCTGCTGGAAGTGTAGGGTGCAGTTTAATGTCAATGTTTATTGCACCGCCCATTGCGAATGGGTTGGTGTATGACTTAACAGCAGTTCCAACAATGATACCACGCTGATCTGTTTCAAAATTGAAACGCTGTGAAAAGCTGGTTGAACTTGCAAGTGCTTTCTTGCGAATGTTCTTCATTTCCTGTGCTGAAACCCACATTACATCAGGAGATAATTTATAGTTATCCCAGAAAGACTGAAGCGCAGTATCAATTTCAGTGATTGTGCCGTCAGAACCAGCAGTCAGCGGTGTGCCAGTGCCAGAAGTTACAGTTGCCATAGTGTAAATATATGAACCAGAAGCTGAAGTGTTGATTTGAGTTAGCAAACCATCAAACACAAGGCTGTTCTGCGATTTATCAGAAGCAAAGCCTGCACTGATGTTCTGTGTGCCAGTAGCAGTCGCAGAAATCAGAACGCTGTTGATGTTGGTAATAGCACCAAGCAGTTCGTTTCCTGAAGTACCCCAGAACCAAGCATAAGCATAAGCGTTTGCAACAGCAGTTACGCTTGCACGCAGCTGGTGGGTGTTGCTGGCATCGTTCGCAGTGGTTACAGTACCAACAGCTGATTTTGTTGCTGTACCAGCGTTATATGCTTCAGTTGTGCCGTCAGCAAGTGTGCGGGTAGCAGATAGTGGCAAGCCGCCAGCTATAGTCGGCGCAAACATAGAGTAACATTCATAAGTCAATGCTACGCAGTAAACGCGATAAGCAGTGTTCGCAAGAAGCGTTCCGCCAGTGGTTACGTCAGTCACAGTTGGTGTTGGTGTTGTGCCAAGTGCCACGCTGTTGTTACCACCAAGAATCACGCCTTCTTCGCGGATCATCACGCTGTTAAGCAAGCCCAAAACAGCTTCGCCTTTTACGTCAACAAAGCCTTCACCAGCCCAGTCACCTTCATAGGTAACGAAATCATCTTGACCAATACCTTTGAACGCTGCGGTGTAATCTTTGGTGGTGTGGGTGATAGCTGCGCCACGGTTACCTTCAGAGATACCAACACCAGCATAAGCAGTGTCAATACCAGTGATTGCACGCCAGTTTGCCTGAATACCTTTGCCACCTACAGTGCGCGGGATCATATCACGCAATGGTGTCAGAACGGGGTATAAATGACCAAGCACAGGGTCAAGGTCATAGCTGGTCAAGCCAGATAT